CCTAACCTGCGACCAAACCTGCGACTCAACCTGCGACTCAACCTGCGACCAAACCTGCGACTCAACCTGCGACTCAACCTGCGACCAAACCTGCGACTCAACCTGCGACATAACCTGCGACCTAACCTGCGACATAACCTGCGACTCAACCTGCGACTCAACCTGCGACCTAACCTGCGACCAAACCTGCGACTCAACCTTGTTTCCCAACTTTACACACAAATAAATCCATTCATCTAACGAGTTAATAATTTGTACCGATACACTTGCAGATTGGAATCCACACTGCTCATAGAGCCATCGCACATTTGCAGTTACGGTTTCAATGTCTCGTGTTGGTTGGTGCACGGCAATATCCGTCCATTTCTTAACAAACGTAGGAAACGACGCTATTTGTTTTTTGGTCAGTTTTTGTAACATGTTAGTCAATGACTTTTTTCTCTACGTTTGCGAACCAATCTTGCTCACGTTCATTTTTCATACGATATACTCCTGTTTGAAACTCTATTGGTTTATGTTCGGGGTGCTTCACGACCGCCTTTCCATTTACTGAAATGACTAACCCTTGTGCGTCTTCGTATACTTCTACATCACCTGTAATGACGTGGCAGTGTCCTGTTGTTTCTCCTTCTGCGAGAGTAAATGATTTACTTGCGATTTTCTTCATTCCCTTTTCTAGTTGTGTTGGGTGAAAGGATAAGTCCCCATGTCTGTATTTCATAGAGTTTATTTTTTAAGTGCTTCTAATGCTTGGATAAGGTCTATTGAATTGATGTCTCCCTCTTGGTCTGTGTTTTTCTTTGTCACCTCAATACACTCGTCTATGGCTTGGTTGCGGACAGCATCACTTGAATGTGTTGTTGGATAATGTATTTCGGTTGTTGTAACTCCTGGTTTTGCGTGATTTTGTCCGTCCCTGTCTTTTGGTTTCAACTCCTCTATCTTCTTCTCTAGGTCTTCTAGGACTTTGGAGAGTTTGTTGGGATTTACAAGTACGATATTTCGGTCCGTGCCATCGTCTTGTAAACGGAGGTCGCTTTTTATTCGTTCGTACATAGTTGGGTGATTAGGACACGGTGCTTCTTTGTCGTCTTTGTAGATACACTTCTCGTCTGGTGAACAGTGCCATTCTCCGCACTCACAGTTGCATCCTTGTCGTCTACAGTTGCTTGTACATTGGTGGTTGCAGGTCATAATCCTAGAAATATAAGTATTAAAAATGCTATAAGTGCGAGTATAAATATTTCTCTGAGTGCTTTTGGGTTTATCTTATTCATATTCTTGACAGTGTTTTGGACAGAGGTTTCCGTGTTTTTGGTAGTGTCGCTCGAACTGGTAGAACTCCTCTCCACATATTCCGCAAATGTTATTCATGTTCCATTTGGTGTGGGTGCAGTAGGTACAGAAGCCGTCGTGATCGTGAGGAAACTGCTCCGTAAACTTTCCCTCACACCAGAGGCATTTGTCCTTTTTCTTTTTCTTCCACCATGTGTTTACGCTCCTCAGCAACGAGGTATCGAAAGAAACTACGGGGCTTTTCTCCATGTTTTTTTGCGTGGTCCATTAGGCTTATAATTTTGTTTGGTTGTAAATGAGCGGTCATAGACATTACTTCTGCGAGATAGAGCCACTTCACTACTTCGATAACCACATCTGCTCTGTCCCAATTCTCACGTTGCGCCTCGGATTTAGCCTTGGTTACTTGAAATCTATTTTCTAAATGAGCATCTATTTTTTCCATTTTGCTTGTTTTATTTACTCTGTAGATACACCGCCCCCTTATCCCTCGAACCCTCTCGATTAGTTTTCTTGCTATGTCAGTTCTGAGAATTAGTGACAGGAGACTCCCTCTGTATCCCTGTATAAATCAGTCTTCTCTTTTCTAGCAAGCGAGGTCGTCCGTTGCGGGGCGGTTGCAGAGCGGACACTTCTTTTCATAGGTCAGGCGACATACGCTTACTAGCAAAGAACGAAGCCATAGTATTTCCGGCGAATGTGCTTATAGCGCCGTCAGAACGTCTTGTTGGTGCTTTCACCCTCTTAGTGGCACGATGTGGGCAGTTATCGACTTCCTGCGTGCCACCGAGAGGATGGGCGAGTTATCGCCCACCTTTCCTAAAACGGAATATCCTCTGGGTTTATTTCTTCGTCTAAATTGTCGTCTGGAATATCGGCTAGAGGGCTTTTTACTACAGGTCGTACAGAGCGCTCTAGTGCCTCTATACGGCTCTCTAGTACATCAAGCCGTGTTGGTAATTTGAAGTTGTTGTAATCTCCTCGCTCGATAACAAATAATCGTTCATCGCCTTCTTGTAGCTTCTTTACTGGATCGTCTTCCTTGAAGACAAGGCACGAAAACCAATCGTCTCCGTATTTGTCGAACTTAACTCCTACTTTCCAGAACTTCTCACCTTTCTTTGATTTAAACTCAACCCCATCCTTACTTTTGTCAGAAACAAACACCTTTGTTACGGTTAGTTTTTCCATAGTTAGCAGATATCTTCTAATGTTTTTAATGTTTTGTATGATTCAACCAGCGATACACCAAGGTTTCGTAGTTGTTCTGTCCCTCGGAACGTCTTTACATTCAATTCAGCGTTTACTCGTGGAATGTTGATAACGGTATAGCCAGAGATTTCAAGGGAATCTCCTACCCTATTTCCATCTGCGTCGTAAAAGCCGTTCTCCATTTGTTGTAGGTCATACAAACCTTCTTGAATAAAATGTTGAGAGTAGATTGCCTTGCTTGTCTTTATGTCTCCGATATAGATTTTTCCTTCGTCTTCATACACAAGGTCCACAATTCCACCGAGCCATAAGAACTCTGAATAAACGTGAACCTCTGAGTAGATGAACTTCTTACCGCGTCCCCACTGTGCAAATCGTTCCACAGCTTCGCTGTCGTACTTCTCGTCTCGTAGATAGCCGAGGTTGTTGGTAATTGCTTCTTTAATTGCAACCTCAATGTCGTTGTGAATAATCGTTCCTCCCTCCCCTGCTTCCTTTTTATTATCATCGTGTGCTCGGTAGCAGAGTTGGAGGTGTTCATCCCACAATATAGGGTTGTTTAGTTTCTCTCTGTTTTCTTCCATCCACGCCTCGATAACGTCAATTCGCTCTTCGGTCTTGACATACTTTGCGTTCTGCCACCCAAGTCCTTTGAGTGCCATACCTGAAGCCCACCACGTGAGCTGAGGAGGAAGTACGGTGTGGATCAGCGTTGTTGTTCCCATAAGCGGTTCACCTTTGAACGTGTGAACGTGCTTCGCCTCTGAGAACTTGTAATTATTTGTTTTTGTAGTGTTTGCAGTTTTCATAGTGTTGTACCCCCTAAGATTGAATCGAAGATTGCTTTCATTTGTTTTCCATGAAAGTCAAACACCGTTCTTTCGTTTGTGTTTGGCGCGTCTTCACGCTCCTTCTCTTCTGGTGTGAGGCGGTGCTCACCGCACTCACAGTTACAACCAACTCGTCGACAGTTACTTGTGCACTGGTGTAAACATTCTTCTTGGTCAATGTCTGGCTCCTTGTCAAAATCTTGTTCGTTGTAGGGAGTCATTACTTCACTCGACATACTAGAAGATGTGCTCTGCGTATACTGCTAATGCAAACAACGACCACATAAAGACATACAAACCAACTGCTCCACACAAACCTAATGCAATTTCTTTTACTGTTGGAAATGAATCCATAGTTTTCTCTATCGTCCACCCTCCCGCATTACGAGGGAGAGGGGGCGATAGGACGTAATGCTAATAAAACGACCTATCGGATGCGCAGACGAATGGGCAACCTCTGAGCACCTTGCGGAGTTGTTCTCCGTATACCGGAAGAGATATAGGAGTGCGTAGTAAGATATAAAATCTTGTATGTTTGTAGGCACTTCTCGTCCGGTATACGAAAAACAACACCGTTGACTCTGCGGTGTTGTCTCAAGTGCTTACACTATTTGACATCGGGTTCGATATATTGTGCGACTCAAAGAGTCAAAAAATATATCCTGCCCTATCCGCAGAATCTACTACTTATCTTCTACCAAAAAGTCTATCACAAAGTGTCAACAATTACAACCGGTAAAACTATTTTCCTGTGGATAACTTTGTATCGTAGTTGTACCACCTGTGTATCTGTCGAACGTCTTTGCCCAGTACCTCCCCTATCGAGCGGAAGGATAGCCCTTCCTTGTCTCGTAGCTCACGGACCTTTTCTACCATGTCCCAGTGTGTGCGTGAGTCACCCCTCTTGACACGAGCAAGGAAATATCTCCTTGCTTTCATAACAGATCGTCGAGCAGACATCGCCGCATATTCCGTCTTAAACTCCTCGGCAACGTAATCGACAAAGTGTTGAACCTGTACGTCTGTCGTATCTTCTAAATTGTCAACATTAAACATCTTACAAAACAACCTAAGCCACTGTACGTCTGACACCTGCTGTCCCCTTCTTTTAACAAAATTATCATAAACCTTTATCTGCGCGTCCACTGGTTTGTCCATAACATTTCTGACAAACCTTATGAATATATTTGTCATAATGCAAGGAACATACACTCTTGACACTGGTTTGTCAATACCTACTTTTTACCCTGTATCTTTTCAAGAATCGCTTGGAGCGCTGTAACAACCGTTGATAGAATGGCAGTATTCTCAACTTGCTGACTTGGAACTTTTCTATAACTAAGCACAGACTTCTTTTCAAAACTTTTTATGTTCACTTCGTCGTTTTGATTTCCTCCGAGAACCCGAACTGTTGTTGGTGTTTCGTTAATGAAGAATCCAATATGCCCACTAGTAGGTGTCCACGCAAATACAACAATGTCTCCGAGTTGTGGTGTTTTTGTTTCTTCACCCCACGTGTGGAACGAACGAGCAACGGCAGATTTTGTACCAGGAATACCGGCTTGTAACAGACACCAGTTCACAAACTCAGAACACCACGCAACTTCATCGTCTCGTACCCATGTATTACCTATATCTTGTGAATACTGCACAATGCGAGGATTGTGTTTATCTCCAGCAATTTCTTTTTGTCCGTATTCTTTAAGTGCGATGTCTAAATGTTTCATAATTATGTAATATAAAAAGCCCCCGTCATACCCACGGAATCCAAGGAGCGATAGGTAACAAATAATTGTTTTTTTCTCCGGTACGCGGGCATGATGGGAGCTTCTTTTTAATCGAGCGTTCTGCGGTCCGAACGATGTATAAAAGATAAAATCAGTTCCAACAAGATTTTGACCAAAACCATGGTTGATTTCCATTATTCTGGTAAATCCACAACGCCATCTGTTTATTTCCTTCTTCGGTGTAGATGTCGTAACCGAGGTCTTGAGACTTTGTGAGCCAGTATTTCGTGTTTATCTGGCACATTCCTATATCGTTCGAGTTTAGCTTTCCTTGCAACACCGTTCCGTCGGCATTGAACTGTACTGGGTCGTTGTCAGGTCTTCCTGTTGACTCGCAAGAACAGATACGCTGTAGCTCTGGTGGCAAGATTACTTCTTTGATCTCGGCTTGTGGTGCCGAGGCGAATACTGGTATGGTTACAGCAAGTGTAACCACCCATTGAGTGAGTAGGTTGATAAGCCATTGGGCTAGGTGGTAATCACCTCTCCTACAACAAACTTTCTGACAGTGTTAGCAAGGATTGACCACACGGCAACCACAATCGGTGTCCATTGGCCAAAATCAACGCTAGTAATCGTTTCTGAGACGTAGGTAAGAAGTGCCCCAACAACAGCAACGCCTGCTCCAACAGCAATCTTATTCAGGTCTGCTTTATTGAGGGAAAAACGGTATGACATAAAAATACTTCCCTTTCGGGTTTAGGTAAGGAGATATTCCAAACGTAGGTGAATTATATCACCGCGAGGTTTATACTCTCAACCAATTACAATGAATAATAAAAAGTGTCAAAACTACTTCAAAAGGTAGTTTATGGCTATCGTTCCTAAAAACACGATAACCGCAAGGCTTCCAACAATGTACGAACGCCACAGCTCAAGAGACGTTACCCGCCCATTGGTTTTAGTGGTCTGTTCGATAATTGCTTTGATGTCCTTGTGGATTTCACTAAGCATTAGCTTTATTTCTCTGTTGGTAAACGGCTTTTCGTCCATAAGTGGATAACTACTTGACAAGTGTTGGTTGGATTTGATACTATCGCTTGTATAGGAACTACTGTAGGGGATCTCCCCACAGAGAGCAGGAACAACACCGGACCCGTCTTTACAGGCGGGTTTTGGTGTTTATACTGTCTAACAAGGGGATGACCTGGTAGGTGCGGTAGTTCCTATAAAACTTTCTGTGGGGGTTCGATTCCCCTCATCTCCATGCAGTGTTGCATTAAAATGACTTTGTGGTATAATTATCATGTGACCTTGTTATTATCAAAGATAATGAAACACTAACGATGATATGGTTTATAGGGGTCGTTTTATTTTTACTTCTTGCTATTGGATTTTTTGAACCCTTCACAGGATTTTTTGACACACACAAGAGAATGAGGAAAGAAACTAAGGAAGATTCAAAACACCTCTCCTAACTGCGCCTGACACAGTTTGTCCAATCTTTCCACCGCCCATTTCTCCGAGCTTATTTAGCCCCTGTGCGGCGTATGTTTCAATACCCATAGAGTTTCTTCGTAGTGTTGAAAATCCTATTGCGCCGAGGAATGCCTGTGGACTTGACGCTATACCTCCAGCAGCCAAAATTGCATCAGTAAGTCCTATCCCGTTGTTTCTCATTTGTCGTGCCATCTGGTCAACAATAGAGTTCTCAAGTCTTCCATAGATTGAGAGCTTTCTGTTTATATCGCTTACAACAGTCCCACCAACCTCTTTTTCAATTTCTGTTTTAAGGGCATTTGCAATCTTTTTGAGCGTCGCACCTTTTGTTGAAAGCTTTGCGTCAATCTTAAACGCAGGGTCACGAAGTTCGTTGTAGATTCTTCGCTTCATCTGGTTTGCCTGTTGGAGCGTCATTTCTGCTGGAATGTCTTTTATAATTGAGTCTATACGCTGAACATCCCCTTTCATTCCTGGCGTTCCAAGTTTTGCAGATCGCAGTTCTCCTAAATATTTAGAAATATTTGAACGTTTTATTCGTGCCTCTGAAAGACTCGGACTGTTTAATACACTTTGTAGTTCATCCTCAAGCGAGTTCAGTTTACTGTCCGAGATTTGAAGTAGTTTCTGTGGTCCCCCTTTTACACCCTCGTTGAGCAACTCCTTGCCGAGCGTGTCTCCTCCATACTTAACACTTTTCTTTAGATCATTGAGAGCTGGGCGAACAGCATTATCCATGAGAAATCGTGGTGTTGTTTTTGTAAGATAGTTTTTCAAACCACGAAATGCAACTGTTCCAGCGCCAAGGGCCGCGCCAGTCAGCGCCCCTCCGATAGTTGAACCAACGAGTCCTTTTGTGCTTCTGTTCTTTTCTAAACCAGACGCAAGTCCAAAACCTGCACCAAGAGCAGCGTTTTTCCCAATTACTGCACCTGCCCCACCTTTAAATGCTCCAGGCGTAAGTATGTTGAGTCCTATGTTTGCAGCGCTTCCAAGAATCTCTTTATTTGAAAGGTTAAGATTTGGGTCGATTTCGGTTGCCGATGTTCCTGTTCCAAGACCTTGTGCGAGCTGAAGAAGTCGTGTTCGTTTCTGCGGATCTTTTTCTTGTTTTGCGGCGTAAAGCAACTTCCCTATCTGCAAAGAGTTTTGGTTTTGTCGGTTTATATCTTGTCCAACTTCTCCAGTGAGTACGCGAGTTGCACCGGCAATCCCTTGTCCAAACTTGTTGACACCAAGGAAGTTTCCTGTTTTTGCTATACCAGAACCAAATGTTGATAGGAATGTCATATTAGTAGTTTCCGTAAAGGAATGAGCTTATAGCACCGAGAAATCCCGGGGCGACATCGTTTTGTGCGCCTACAAATGGGATTTGGTTTTGGTTTGAAGGTGTTGCCGTGTTGTACTGTGAATTATATTGCGAGTAGTCTGTCAATGAGTTTCCTTGACCAGACTTTGCTGCTTCAATTCTAGCTTGATACTGGTTGTAGACGTTTTGATAGTTTTGAAGAGACGCATTATATCTGTTTTCAATCGTTTTTTTGATGTTCTCCCGTGCTGTTTGTGACAAGAACCCTGTTCCTGCGATTGCCTGTGTCACGCTTTTACCGTAAGAGTTAACCCACGACTGTGCGTATTTTTGTACTGTGTTGTATTCACCTTCGCGGACGACAGAGTTCGGGTCCATCGCTTTTGCAAATGCGTAGATAAGAGCTTGGTCATCTGCTGGGTTCGTTGTTCGGTTACTTAGTGATTGTGCGAACTGATACCCTTCGTTTAATATGTTGAAGTTCTTAACCACCGGTTCGTTGTCAAACGCCCCCGCGATTTGATTTACCGTTGCATTTATTTGAGCAGCGTTAAACATACCAGAAGCACTGTCGCTCTTCGTTGCATTGTATTCGTCAATCTTCAACTTAGCCAAAGCTAAGTCGTTCTCAAATGACTGTTGTGTTGCGTCTGATTGTGATTTAGCCAAGTCGGCTTGTGCTTGATTTGCCTTGTCAACTCGATCATAGATAAACCCAATCATGTCTTGGGTGAAGTTGCGGTCAGCGTTGTATTGGTCGTAGAGACCTTTGACAAGGAATCGTGCTTGGTCGGTAGCCGAGTCAATAGTTTTGTCGTAGAGTGCCAGTGTGTTTGTAACCGCGGCTTTCTTGAGGTCGTATCTATCCTGCAATTTTTGAATACGAGAAACTCTCACGCCTTCAGTGAGCCACGGGTCGTCATTTACATCTGAAATCTTGTCTGCGAGTTCGTTGTCAATGTCAGTTGCTTGTTTGAGAAGTTTTGACGCCTCTGATTTCAAGTCGGCAATACCGAGATTTTTATAGAGTTTGTCGTAGGTGTCCTCAAATGAAGCCACAGGATTTTTCATAAAGTCCTGTAAGTCACCGAGGTCAACACCAAAGTCAGAAAATACACTCTTTATGTCTACAGGAGCAGGTGTGTCGGTTGATGTGTAGTTGCCTCCTTGTGGTGCAGAAGAACCGGCTGTTGCTGTGGTTTGCTGTGTTTGGTATCCACCTTTTGTACGAAGTTGGTTTAAGAGTTGTGTGTTTTGGTCTGCTGTTCCTGTGTAGTCTTGAATGCCATACTGCTTTGCTAAGGTCGCTCGTGAGCCAAAGTCGCTTGCCTGCCCTACTGAGTCAAGAAAGTCAACCACAGAGGGTCCTGTGTATGTGCTTACTGGCGCCTGTGGAGCTGTAGGGGTTGCTGGGGCCTCACCACGGAGTGCTGCTATTCTTGCTGTGTATTGCTCTGGTGTTTCTCCTGGTTTAAGTTGGTAGTCTTGTTGTGAAATGTTTGATTGGTTTTGGTCTTGGTTGTTTTGTGTGTCTTGTGGTTGATTGTTGTTTACAACAGATCCGTCTGGGTTATATTGAACATCTCCCCCTTTCTGTGCACCTGCCTGTTGTAGTGCTTTCTCTGCGTCACTTCCCTTTTGCACGTTGTGGACAACCCCCTGTGCATCTGTGTATGTTTGTGAGTGCGATACACCACTTTCGTGTACAAAGTTTTCACCACTTTGTGTTCCGGGTGTTCCAAACGTTATACCAGCAACAGACTCAATCGGCTTACTACCACCCATATTGAGACCATGTTGGGTTACTCCAATTCGTTCAGGTGTTCCGAACAGTCCTGTTTCATTCTTGATGAGGTCAGGAACGCGATTTGCCGTCTTAAGTTTATCAAGACCGCTTTGGAACTGTTTACCAACCTCGTCCTGCGAGTAGTTTAATACAGGTTTGCTGTATCGGTAGTTTGGATTTTTAATCTCCATGATACTACCAGACACGAAGCGGAATGTTCTGTCGTTTCCTAGCTCGTTGATGTGAAAAAATTGTCCGTCTTTTATTGCCATATAATTAGATTATGAATTGGTCTCTATCGAAGTCCTCAGACGTTCCATTAAGCACGTCAAAACGTGCAAACATTCCATCGCGGTCCTTTGATGTGTGGTAGTTAAATTGCTCTCCTTGAATACGAGCCCAGACTTCGTTTAACTTGTCCTTTGCTCGTGTGTCGTGGAGTTCAGCTTCATCAGGAAGGTGCTCTCGACGCTTTAAGTATCCTGTCATTCTTTCTACAAGAGCTTCGTTGCCCTCTTCGTCTCGTGTTGAGAACACGGTCGTTGCCGCAGGGTCTGTCGGGTCAATCGTTGGTTGATACTGTCCCCACGCAGTTATCGTTCCAGAAGCGTCTGCTGTTGGGTTAATGAAAAGAATGCGGTCGTAGTCGCTGTATACCCTATCGGTTGCGTCAGGACGATTTTCTCTGAGGATTTGATAGTCTTCGAAGTTGAGTTTTTGAAATCTCTTGCCGTCAACCTGGAGAAGTCTGATTGAGTCTGCCTTGTATGAAACGGAGAATGAAGAATAAGGTACCTCTTCTGTTCCAGAGAAAGCGACAGTCTTGTCACGCACCTCAGTCATTGGCCACTTGTGGAACGACGAAGCCCAGACGTGTGCTTGGCGAAGCCAGTCCTGAAGCATGGTGTCTGTTATGAAACCGTCAGTGGTTGTTCGGTTATTACGAACAAGAACTTCGGTATAAATATCTCCTGTGGTGTTGAGTGACATATTAGTAGGTAAACCAGTTTGCGCCGTCTGTGTAAAAACGCTTTGCTTGGTAGTTTGTTGTTAGTGTTGAAGATGATGAGCCGTCGATTGTTTTCTCTCCTGCTGACGTGACGGTGATTGTTGTTGTTGCCGAACCACCAGCTTCGTCTTTGACAATGAATGTCTTTCCTACACCAACAAGAAGTGGGTTTGGAAGCCCGATTTTTGGCGCGTAAGAGAGAGACGTGATGCCAAGAAGATAATCTGTCGCAGTGAGTGAAAAAGTAGAACCAGAAACAAGTGTGCTAAATGATGTTCTTTTGAACTTCTGTCCGTGAAGTTGTCTTATTTCTTTATCATCGACAAACAACTTATCCTTAACCGAAAGATTCTTCGCTGTGTATAAAATGTTCGGAGCAGAAACAAAGTCTTGCCCTTGCTGGTTAGTCGTCGAGGAGTTCATATTCGATTGTTATCGGAAGTCCAACAACGCACAGTGCGGATCCCGACCAGGTAAGTTCAAGCCAAAAGTTGTGTTGTCCGGTGCAGCCCTCTGGTCTTATAACAATGTTTCTTTCTGAGTTTGGGTAGTTGGTGTTATTTATCGTTGTGAGGGTGTGTGTTGTGCCAGCCCCATCATCTGTATAAACCTTTGGAACAACTGTCATGTTTGCAGCAATGGCTTGAGCAAGAGGAATGCGTATTTTTGTAATCTTAAATCTTTGTCCTAAGTTGTACACTTGAGACCAGAAAATCTGAGGGACGGTTCCATAATTACCGGTACCAAACGAATCAAGACCACCCGTTGAACCAGAGTCTCCATCTGAAAAACACGCAAGTGGATAATATGATAAAAAGTTTGTCCCAGCGCCCATGCAAATTGCTGTTGTGGTTGTGTCTGTTTCAGAAGACGAGCCTCGGTATGGGATAAAGAGCCCATTGCTTAAACCACTTTTCTGGAGACCGAGCGAGAACACACAACTTGCCTGTGTTGGAACCGAAACGTCTGAACCAAAAAGTAATCTGTCGCTTGTTCCGTCCATACCACCTTGAAATGGTGGTGCTCCGAGTTCTGAGTACGCAATTTCTTGGACAGTATTACCACCGACATATCTACTAACACGGAAACCACTTCCCCCTTTGTTTCCTGACGCAATATATAAAGTACCGTTCACATTTTTCATTGCAGAAATAATGTCGTCTGGAAACTCAACAAAAATCATCGAGTTAGGAGAATCAGATGTTGTGTCCCAAAACGCAAGTTTTGCTGTTCCGCGAAAATTACCAGAACCGCCACCAACCGTTGTGCCTTCATATAACGCTATTACAAGAAGGTCTCCATACGATTCTATTGCTATTGGGTACATTCCATAACCAAAATCCAAAACATTAAACGTTGACCCATAATCAGTATCCCCCTCAACCGTTGTTTTTGTTGTTTTTATTTTGTGAATAACACCTTGATTTCCGACAACATCAGCAAAGTAAAGCGCTCCATCGGAGTGTCGGTGCATATAGTGGTTACGAAGCTTTAACGAAACTTGATTACCTGTTTGTGGGTATGTTGTTGTGTCGGTTAGTGCTGCTTTAGAGAGTGTCCCCGACCAATAATTACCATCAAAACCTGGTGTGCCGTCGAGCGGACCGTACCTTGCCACTGTTGTGTTTTTTGCAAAGTAGATATAGTTGTCATAGTAGGCACATCCGTTACCAGAAGAACCAGACATACTTCCACCGTCGCTGAGTTCTGTGATAACAGAACCGGCAGCAGAATATGTTGATCCATCAGTATCGTAAATATAAAACTTGTTTAGTTTTGGGTTTGAAACTATCCACATTGGTGCCGATCCAACAAAACTCGCCCCAGTCCAATTCAATGTTCCCGAAGGTCTAAGTAAACCAGACGCAGTTGAACCAAATATTGACGTAGAGAGATCTACAACAGGAAGAGCTGGGTCAATTCCAAGAGATGCCCTGAACTGGTCAGATGCCGCAAAGTTTGTTGTTGGAGATTGTCCCCCTAAAATACTCTCTATTCTTATTTTTTGCGTCTTATTTGCCATGCTTCTTTTTCTTCTTCTTGAATCCGTCAGTTGCGTAATACAACGCCACCTGCTTTTTGGTAAAGGTTCTGCCAGAAGGTGATTTGTATTTGTTTCCTGATTTGACGAACGGCATATTAGTAGTCGTATTTATCGTAATCAACCTTGAAATACTTTCCTCGAAAGTAATACTTGTCTGCTTTTGATAATGTAAACTTTTTCCAGTCCAATTCTTTAATAAACTTTTCAAAGAGTGGTTTGGTTTCTTTCAATACAGTGATGAGTATTCTGCGGAGTAGTCTTTGTCTTTCTTTCATGTCGTCAATAACCTCTGCGTGTTCAAGCATTGAAAGCGCGAAGTCAAAACTCTGTATAGAATCTCTCCACCAACGAGGGCGGAAAAACATTGCAAGCCACTGTGCTCTAAACCTGTATCCATCGTCCTCTTGTAAAATGAAACAAAGCACATCTCGGAGGTCGTTCAGTTTTTTCTCTTGTGGGTGTCCTTTGACTGTTACTGTCCAGGCTCGATGTAATTCTTTGACCGCAGGACTTAACTTCTCAAACGGCAACATTTCAAGTTTGCACTCACGTCCGAGGAGTAGGATGTTGTCGAGTATTTTTCCCTTAATATCCCGAACAATATCTTTTTCATTCTCACCATCTTCAAGTCGTTTCCACGCTTCGTTGAAGATTTGATTCTTAATCTGGTGTTTTAGCGGTGAGAGTTTTCCATAGAGGAGTGATCCGCGTGGAAATCCCGGAAACGGGTATTTCTCTCCTGTCAGTCGTGTTTTGCCTAGATACATCTCACTATGCCCTTCTTTTGCGACACGCAACGATGCTTCGATTGCGCTACCGGTCTTCCACCACTGAACCATCTCTGGTTTGTGGTAGCGATACCATCTGTTGAAAATGAACGTGAGAATCTTTCGTTTCAGTGTGTACATACTGTGTACTCATTCCCTGACGTGTGCTCAGGCGGTTTCCGTCAGGAATACCGTCCAAGCACGAACGAGTTATTTAACTTTTAACTAAAGTGAGATACTAGTAGCTTCCGAAGAGGACAGCACCGTATTTTCTGCGATGTGCAGTTACGAGTGCTCCAAATAGGAAGAGACCTTGGTATTTCTTAGCGAACTGGTTTTCTGCGTCAACGACGCGAGTTTCAGTCCACTTGTCCGCATAGGTGATGAAGCCAATGTGGTTTGCGAGAAGCTGGTATCCTGTTGAGCCTGTTACAGCCACAACGTCAGGACCCACTCGTGTGCCAGCAGATGCTGTTGAGTGTCCAACGCGTGTTGAAACGCGGGAACCCAAAGCAACGTGGACATCGAATCCGCCGAAGCGCATAACACGTCCGTTGAGGACTGTGCCAGCGTAGATTTCAGCAATACCTGTTGGCTGTAATTCAGAAGCCTGCAAGAGTTGAGTCTTGATTGCTGGTGGAACTACGAGCTTACGGTCTGTTGAAGCTACTTGTGCTTCGTCGAGTTTCTCGGCAAGAAGTGTCGTCTGGTCGTAGATAGAAGCTGCTGAAACCGCAGTTGCGGCTCCTGCTTGGAACTCCCATCCAAGACCTGACATAGTGAGCAATGAAGCGTTACCATCCCCGTATTTAGGGAAGTATCGTCCATCACCACCGAAGAGACCACGGAGTGTGTGTCCTTCTTCGAAGTCAGAACCTGATGTTGCACCATCCCATTCAGTGATAGATGCTACTGTTGAACTTGTAACTGCTGTGATTTTGTACCACGGAGAAACAAATGTTGCTGACGAGCGAAGACGTACACCTTTACCGAGGTCTGCTGCCTCAAATCCTGCAAAGTAGGTAACGCCGTCGATAGGGTTTTCTACTGTACCGATGTTTGAAGTTTCGTAAGTTCCGTCGTATGTTTGAACTGTGATAGTACCTCCTGTTGCTGTAGTTGTGATTGAGGCCATAGTCATGCCTGAACCCGTAACAACAATGTTTGTACCAACCCAGTTTTGAACTGCGGCGTCACCTGCTTTTGCGAGAACGTATCGTTCAACCTCGTCAGTAAGAGCTTGTTCAGCGTCTTTGATGAGAGAAGAAGGAATGTCGCCCCCGTATGTGAAGAGATCCTCAAGGCGGTCAAGAGAGAAGTTGTAAGACTTTCGCTTTTCCACAACGAGTTGGTCTTCTGCATCAACAATCGTTTGTGAAGGCATATCTGTTCCGACTGCGTAGTCAGAAAGCGTAATACCATTCAAGAATGAGAGGATGTTTACTCGGTCACCTGGTTTCTTAATTTCACCTTCGTAGTCGCGGTTTACAATCCCGTTAAGCACTGACTCTGTGTAGTGTTTTTCGAGGACTTTTGATGCAAACTGCTCTCCAAAGTTTGATAGACTTGCCATATAAGTGTGTTTTGTGTGTTTTTCTTACCCGCGACCTATTTACTTGATGTCGTTACCGCGCAATTTTCCTTCAATAAGCATCTGTTGATACTTTTTGTAGTTGTTTTTGCGTAAATCGGCCACTTCATCGTTCGTAAACCCTGATTTCTGCGGTTCTTTTGAGCCACCGGTTGTTTTTTCAAGACCTATCCTGGTCTCGCCGATGATTCCTTTTTCAGTGAGGAAGAGTTTTGCTACATTTTCCAGTTTGTGTCGAGGATATTCTTTGCGGAAAGTATCAAACTCTCCTGAGAAGTCCTTAAGCGCTGGAAATTGAGCGATAGTTCTCTCAAGTTGTTTCTCGTCTTCGAGGCGTGTTACCGTTTCTCGTAGTTGTGAGATTTCATTTTTGAGAACCTTTCCCTCGTCCGAGTACACTTCGTCGTCAGTGTCGGGAAGAATAGAGGTTTCTGCTTGTAATAGTTTATCCTCAAGTTCTTTGTTTCTGCGGCGTTCTTCGTGAAGAGCGGCCAGCAAGTTAGTTTCAGGTGTTTTACTTCCTGGAACTTGAGTCGGTTCTACAATCGGCACCTCTTGTACGTTTGTAGATGGCGTTTGAGTGATTGCGCTTTCACTAGCGACAGGTGACGAGTCCTGTAGTACATCAGTAGGATTGTTATCCATATATATGGACGAGTTTTACGACTGTGCCCGGGTCGAAGTTACTAATTAAATACCTACACCAATTCCATTGCTTCTTCGTCCTGGAATAGTGACGGGTCTTTTCCACTGTTTACCGCTTGGTTTTGCCTTCTTTTTCAAAGGTTTAAGTAGTGTTTTCTCTGGCATTGCACGTTTAACAAGCTTTTGCACGCTAGATTTTGTGCGCTTGTTTGGTTTAAGTGTTCGAGAATAAAGCGGTTTGAGATATGTTGCCATGTAAAGAAAAAACGGACCTGTTAGGTGGTCCGCCTTGTGTTAAGGTTAGGTAGTATGTAATTTTCGGAGTACATTATACTCCACTTCTCTCTTATTTGTCAAGTAAAAGTGCTTCTAGATATTTTTCTAATGCTTCTTTTTCTGACTGTGGTGCTGTGATAAGACGAATAAGTTTTGAATAAATAGTGTGAGCAACAATGAGACGCTCATTTTTCTGCACAGAGTTGTCCTTGTTTTCAAATTGGGTGTCTATAATACTTTTCTGTGTCTCGCAAAACTCTTTTATTTTGTCCACCGTAATATCTCCACCAGAGAGAATCCCCTGCCACCGGTTAAACTGTTCTCGTTCTTCACCCGCAAGCTCTGAACGATCTTTAATTCCTCGTTTTTCTAAAAGTCGTGAGAGTAGATTCATATTATGATACACCTAGAAGTAATAAGTTGTTGTTTGCGTTTGCGGTTGAGGTGGCCGCCTGACTTGCAAACGGAACTAAAATAATTCCCACACGCTGACCACCAGAGCCTACATCTATTGTCGCCGTGTACGTTCCTGCTGGTGAGATATTCGTGCTGTCTCCGATGTAATATTGTGTTCCGCTTCCAAGTCGAGGTGTGACAGAACCACCACTTGCAGTGAGGGCGCGTTCAGACCACGCAAACACCAAACACCACGAATTATTAGACGTTGTGCCAACGCTGTCAGATATTTGTGTTGTATTGTTGTTGTAGTTTGTGCTTGATGAGTCGATAAAATCATAAAAACCTGAATACGTTATTGCCGCAGAACTTGCTGATGAGGTTGCCGCGCTCTGTGTCCACTGAAGCGTGTTTGAACCTGTTGCTGGATTTTCCAATTTATACACAACAATTCCCTGTACTCCGCCGATATTGTCGGCAATAAGCGTTTCAGTAACGCGTGTCATCGCCACACTATTGTATGTGGCACCTGTAATCGTATCGTATGTTCCTGACGTTGACTGGTTGAAGATACACAAAAACATCACATCACCAGCTGTGTTTGTGTACGAATACGAGTGTGATGTCCCACTCGAATAGTCGTGCCGTGTATCAACTGAATCAAGTGCTATTGCCATTATATTTCCTGACTAAACAACGCTGAGAATGTAAGTGTTCGTCCTGTTTCGTCTGGTCCATCTACCGTCCAGTTGTTTCCTGTTGCGTCTTGTGGCCAAGGAATAGGAGGTGTCCAACCAGCCGTTCCGTTTGCGGGAATGCGAAGTGTGTTGATTATGTTTCCTGCACTTACTGCACGAATGTCTACTGAAACTGCTGCGTCTGAGTTATTTGAGGCAACAACCATTATTAAGTCGTTGTATGAACCTGCTGTTGCCGCCAAAAGAGTTGTTTCAGTACCGCCTGTTACCGAGACGTAGGCTGTCTTGATTAGGTCTCTAACTTGGAGTGGGCGTGTAAGTTGTCGTCCGATGTCGTCCGTTCTGAAGTTTGAAACATCTCCACCAACTTCTGCGGTTGGGTTAGCTGTCATTACAATACCACCAACTTTTTGTGGTGCTGAACCTATGTCAGCGACACCGTGAAGTGTTGCGCCAACCGAGACAACAGATGACGCAAAGTTTGCTGCCACCACAACCGGTATTGGATTTGAACTACTATATCCAACACCTGATGAGTCCACAATGTTTACGCTTGTTGTTGCCGTTGCTATTTTTGCAACATACACAGGAAAAGCGTTCGAGCCGTCATAACCAACACCACCAGAGTCTACCACTCGGACGTTCATTGTGTTTGATGAGTCAGACGCGGCGAGTTTAATTGGAACAGGGTTTGAGCCCGAATACTGTACACCCGTTGAATCGATGAGAGATGCTTTTACTGAGTTTGTTATATCTGAAACAAGCCACGAGTCTCTAGCGTCACCGTCTCCGTTGAGAATTGTTGCGCCAACAGACACATTAAAACCTGAAACAGAAACGCTTCCTGTAACACTCAAGTCTCCATTGGTTCCATCTATGTATGTACTCCAAACAGCACCCGATACCTGCGACACTGGGACACTAGAAGCTCTCAGTTCTGTGTCAGTCAACCCACTTGAGCCGGTTGGAAGCTCTACTTTAAGTCTTCCATCAGGATTTACTACGTTTGCACCAGTTGAACCAAAGACGTCAGTTACACTAACGCTCCAAGCTGATCCACTCACTTGTGCAACTGGTACTGCCGTTGCTCTAAGCTCTGCGTCTGTAAGTCCAGAACCGCCTGTCTCTACTGAAACACGGAGTCGATTATCTGCGTTGAATACTGAGCCGACTGCCGTTGAGCCGAAAGCGTCAACAACATTTGTGCTCCACATAGCTCCTGACGCTTGTGCAACAGGAACAGATGAAGCTCGGAGTTCTGTGTCGGTAAGACCAGACGAACCGCTTGGCAATTCTACTTTTAGGCGACCATCTGGGTTTGTGAGTTCTGAAAAAGCAGATGTTGAAAATCCTTTAATTGTGAAAAAGTCTGCTTTACCTCCCGATGCCCCAACAGGAAACTGCATTGGTCGTCCTTGCAAATCCATCATCATCACCGGAAGTGGACGTTTGTTGTCTACTCCGTCCATCATGACCTTCATGCTCTCTGGGAACTTGAAGTCTGGGAACTTTGGAAACTCTGGAAACTGTACCTGTGAAGGTTGCACTTTTACGTTCGGTGCTTGCACGTTAACAATAGGTGCTGGAATCTCTGGGTATCGAACATCAACAGGAGGAATTGTGATTGGTGGTATTTCAACTTTGATGTTTGCAACTGCTTTCTCGATAGCGTTTTTTGCTGCCTCACCAAGTTGCTCTGCCATCTTTTCAAGAACAGGTTGCAACGCCTTTGTCTGCTCCGCTTGAATAGACGACAAAAGACCTTTCGCCTCACCCTCTCGGTACTTCTTTGCTTTAAGGTCGTCGATAAGTTTTTGAATTTGTGATTTAGCGTCCATACTATTGCGTTAGTTGTGCAAGTTGATCAAGTTGTGCTGTAAGATCTGGTTGCTGTTGCGTTTCTTGAGGAGGAACTTGCTGTTGTGGTTGTGTTTGTGCGGCTTGCTCTTGTGCCTGTTGCTCTGCTTGCTTCATCATGTTGTCCTCTTCGTCCTCGATTTGTTTTAGTTCATCTGGAGTTAGGTCAAGCGTTTGAAGTCCACGTCTCAACGAGATTTTTCGCAACACTGCGTTGTTTGGTGACTGTTGCAACATGAACTGAAACTTCTGAATGTTCTTAATATCGTTTTGCTCTGTTTCAGAAGATGACTGAACTGTAGGTTCATATCCAGCCTCTGACTTCCAGTCAGACGGTGTTACAACCTTCTCGTACAACTTTCCACCCCTACCTGTTCGATAGAGCTTTGTTGACTTAGGAGGATTTGCCTGCATCATTTTGTCCCACTTCTTTGCGAGTTCGTACCATGAACCACGATAGAACTTTTGCATTGCAACGGAACGCTCTTGTGCTTTTCCTACGAGGATTTGTACTTCACCAAGAGTTTGCGACGATTGTTCGCTCTGTCCTTTTTGAATTGAAACTGCACCAGAACCACGTTCAACAATTTTTGTCAAGAAGTCTATTGCAACCATTGTTTCATCAAGTCCGTTGATTGAAACCGGCATAATTGTCTTGTTTGGGTCTCCTGGAGCTGGAAGCATTCGTCCTGCACCTGGTTCGTATGTTTGTGGTGTGTATCCTTCTATCGTTGCATCGTACCAGTGCATCTGGAAGTTCTGCAATGTTCTGTTTTCAACAAGTTGTGAGAACCATACGTTCAAAATCTTATTTGGAGTACGAACAAGGTCTGCGATGGAATCTGGGTAAATATCGTTTGTCTCTGGATCTTCAAACCACACAACAAACGGATAGGTATCAACACCAATAAGCTCTTCGAGTTTCTTGTCGAGTAGTAAACACCAGTCGTCGCCATAGACGTAAACACGCTTTTCAAACTGCTCCGTCTTTGGATTCCACACCTTACTGTAGTGTTCACAGAGGTTGACGATGGTATCCCCCGCTGCAAAGTGTGTGAACTCGTCAGAGTTAACACCCATAGATTTAAGGCGTTCAATTTTCTTCTCGTACTCTTCTTTATTTTGTCCTTGGTAGACAACACCATCGTTTGATGTTGCCCACACTTTCAGTTTATCCCTTCCCTCTTGTGAGTAGCGCTCGTCAGCAAGAATGTCTCGCAACGGACGGAAAATGTTTTGTCGTATAATAAATCGTGCGGTCTCAATATCAGTTGCACTCATGAGTGGGTCGTACACGATGTCGTATGTATCAAGAACGTCAATCTCCACACCTTCTTCACCTGTGTTCAACATCTTTGTTGACAGTCCGTAGATGAGAACATTCTTTTTGTCTAAAACGTCAATCCAGTCGAGTTTTTCTTTCTTCACTGTTTCGTTCCACATCTCTTGATAGATGAGTTCTTTGAAGTCGTCACCGGATTTTTCTTTCCATTCGACAACTGGCGGTTCGTCAATGGTTGAGAGAATAGTCTTAACCGTCTCTTTCATCAACGGGATATTAACCGCTTGACGCTGGGTCAGTCGGTTTGTCTTCACCTTGTTGCGGTAAAGTTCGTAGTTTTCGTTCCAGTCGCTATGCTTGCGCTCTTGAAACTCTCGTGCAGTCTTTTTCTCTCGAAGAAGTTTCTGCATCATGTCGTCAAACTCGACGACTTTATTTGTATCGTATGACATAAACAGAAAACGGACGCATTACTGCGCCCGCCTGTGATATAGGTAAGGGAGATTAAATTGTCGGGATATATTATACTCTATAGGTTAACGCTTTGTCAAGTTTTGTTTCCTCCATTTCTTGTAATTAAACTCAATCTCTTGTAGTGTTCCTTCGTTGTCGAAATTAAGAGTTACTTTTCCGTTGCGTACACCGAATACTTGCTGTGCTATGAGTATCTGAATACCCTGACGCATCTTCTCAACAACATCTTTATTGACCGCCCCATCGAACTCGAAGTGGAGCGCTGCGTTTGGTGTAAAGTTTTCAGACATTTGATTGTAAGGAAGCAGAGTATAAAGCCCTCTGCGATGGCATGTAACCTACATTCCCACCTCGTGTTGGAGGTCGGGAGATGTTGCATCCTTCATGTCCTCGACGAGCGAGGACGCCGTGATGCGTTCGACGCGGTAGAAGAGAGGAACGAACTCGGTATGAGGGTAGTGCCTCGTGCCGTGAACTCGAATCTTCTCTTTCGCCCACGTCTTTGCTTCTTCGAGGGTTGTGGTCTCCTTGGTCATCACGAGACCGTGGATTGAAACGATTGCGAGGTACACTTAGCACCCCACTTCCTTCTGAACCTCGACGGGCTTCAGAGAACGAGTGATGGGACTGGCAGGGTTGCCAACCCACGTCTCACCTGCTGGCACGTCCTTCGTGACGACCGCACCAGCGCCGACGGTCGCACCCTTGCCGATGGTGACACCGGCAACGATGGTTGCGTTAGCTCCGACAGAAGCACCTTCCTGCACGAGCGTCTTGGACTCCTGCCACTCACCCTGGGCGTGAGGGTGTCGGTCGTTCGTGAAGCAGACGTGCGGTCCGATGAAGACGTTGTTCTCCAACGTCACACCATCGGGGATGAAGGCAAACGCCTGCACCTTGCAGTTGTCGCCGATCACCACGCCCTTGCCCACCCAGATGTGCGAGTGAAACACATTGTTGTCACCGAGCACTGCCTCTGGGTGGATGTTCTGCGTCTCTGGGAAGTATCGCTTGTTCATAACTCCTCCGTAAAGAACACTATTTGGCGTTATTGCCAAACATATCTAATAAACCTTTTTCAAAGGTATACTCGGCCTTAAAGCCCAGCATACTCTCGGCCTTACTTGTATCGTAGACGAATCGTCCAGGGTCTACTTCTCTTTGTGCTTTCGTTTCGATTTTGCCCGTGTACCCTGCGACTTTGCAAACAATTTCTCCAGCTTTTTCTGCACTAAGTTCCTCTCCTGTTCCGACGTTGTAGATTTGATTCCATTTGTCCCAAGGTGCGGTAAGAGCAAGAAGGTTAGCTCTGGCCACGTCGAGTATATATGTGAAATCGTTAGACTGCTTTCCTCCGTAAAGTGTTGGAGCAAGGCCTCTCTCGATGCGAGATAGGAAGCCACCAATAAGTCCGTGATAGCGTTTTTCTTTTCCATATAAGTGTGCATATCTCAAAATAATAAAGTGTGGTTTTGCGTATCGTTGTACATAGGTTTCTCCCATGTACTTTGTGCATCCGTAGACTGAGTTTCCACACGCCTTGAATGTTTCCTTAATAGGTGGTTCTTCGTTGATAGGCATATACACCGAACCCGTTGATGAGTACACCATTGGAATATGATAGCGTCCTGAAACGATTGAGACGTTCATTGTTCCCAGAACGTTGGTCTCATGTGCAAGGAGTGGGTCTAAGTCTGCTTCTGCAAAACGAGCAATCGCCGCTAAGTGTAGAATGCGGTCTGGTCTATGAACTGAAACAAACTCGTCAAGCTGTTTGAGGTCTCTGATGTCTCGTCCGTCCATCAAATCATAGCCAATAACCGTGTGACCCTCTTTTTCTAAAAGTTTTTGTGTCTCTGTTCCTACAAAGCCACGATTTCCTGTAACTAATATCTTCATACTATTTGCTGTAGATATACATAATAATTGAGTTTCCAATCGCCATTACCGCAAACATTGGTAGGGCGACAATAAGTTTTCCTGTGAATAACCATGAGACCAAGAATCCCCACATGAGTGTTGCCAGACGAAGTTTTATAAACGTGCTCATACTCCAAGCTCTGGATAAAATGGTTTATATGCTTCTGTTGCTACCGGCATTTTAAATGTTGGTTTAGTGAGTAGGGAGATAAGTCCGTAGCGCAACGCGTCCATTGAGTGAGAGAATGTGTGCTCTGGTTCGTTGATGATGTTTCCGTCCTTGTTTGTTTCCCAGAGATAGTTTCTGTATTCTCTGATGAGATTTACAGAACGCTTCGTCATGCTTATCTTTTGGTCTTGTATGAGTTGTATTCCGTGCGACACCGAGTCTTTCCCTTTATCAGCAGGTTGAATGTTTACTCCGTGGTGCTTAATCTCGTCAATACTTTTTGGTTCTGCGCTATCTGCTATCACCAAGCACTGTTGATGCTGTGCAAGAATAGTGTCCGCTATCTGCTTGTTCGACATTCCTTTGCGGAATAATACTTCGTCAAGAATGTATCCTCCGTCATAGTAGTAAATGTCTATGATTACCGATGGGTCGTTTGAGTACCCAAAGTCCAGTCCTCTACGTTCAAGACGTGCATACTTTGGTATCTCGTCGATGATGTCCCATCCTGTGTAAATCTTTCCATCTACTTCTCCAAGTTGTCCCTCCCCGTACACCTTCCACCAACTCTTACGGTTCTTGCGCTGTTCGATTGAGTCCACAATTTCCTTTGAGAGTGCTTGATTGTCTTTGTAGGTGAGGATAATGAGTTCAACATCTGGTCTGTTTTGTACTTCTTGGTAGAACCAGAACTCATTGGTCGGGTTCCAGTCAAGGAAGAAGAACTCTTTGGTACGAACCTCGAGTTGTTCGAATGCATCAAACGTACAGTTGTTCGCCTCGTTCATAAAACACCTGTCGCGTCGCGCTCCTCGTAGCTTGTCTCCGTTGTCTGTTGAGAAGAACTCTATCTTGCTTCCTGTTTCAAACGTGTATGTTGAGTCAACCACATTCCAGTTCTTATCGCTCCAGTAGTGGTGCTCCATCATGATTGTTTTGAAGTCCCTCATTGCCCCACGCTTAAGGTGCGGTATAGACTCTGCCACGATAGAAGTAAGCGTTGGTTCCTTGTCGGACTGTGCAAGCGCTATAAGATAGAGAATGATAGAGACAGTTTTACTCGCCGAGGTTCCCCCCTGCACTGCCCGAATCCTTTTCTTCATCTTCATTATCTTCGTTGTGGCTGAGGTCTGCGAAAACATTTAGGATTGGTGTTGGTAGTTCTTTGCCCATCGTTGTAAGGTCGACACTCTGGTGTGGTTTACCATCGAGTAGTTCTACAACGTGCTTACGATTTCGTGGATCGGTTATGTAATCTTCGAGCCACTCATCAAACGTTTCAGGGTTCTCCTTAAACATGGCAATAATTCGTTGCTTAGGAGAAATGGTCCCTTCCGGTCTGCCGTTAGGATTTCCTGACACGCCTTTCGGCCACTGATATTTTTTTAGGTGTCCGTCTGGGTCAGCCATACTTAGCAATAGTTTTTGATAAACGATTGAATGAGAGGTTTTAACTCAACGAGTCCTTTAATCTTTGCGTCAATGTTTGGTAGTTGCTCGTCGTCAATGTTCTTGATACTGTCCTCGATTGACTTGAGACGTAGCTCTGAAAGCTCTTTGTCCTTCTTTGCCTCCTCGTTATTTTTGTCGCCTTCAAGGTGTGCGGTAACACGAGCGATTGCTTCTACAGCGATGTCGTGTTCCTGACGGAGTTGCTCACGGGCGTAGAGTGTTTTGAATCGCATGAACTCTGACTCCCAGATAACTCGGTCGAGGTCTTCTAATGACTTTGTGAAGTGTTGTTTCTTTTTATTGAACATATTTAGTTTCGTATAAAGTTATAAATCTTGTTAAAGAACTTCTCTCCGAATATGTAACGTAGTTTGCGTTGCCATCGGTGCGGAAGTTTTCTCATAATCCACTTCCTCATCGAGAGTGGAATATGAATGGTTGGGTTGGTAATGTTGAATCGTGAGAGAATCTCGAGCTTATCTTGTCCTTCAAATACTCGTCCTTTGTATGGATGGTTAAAGTGTGTTGAGATATTCTCCCCATGTGTTCCAACAAGGAACTTTCTCAGAGGGACGGGTAGGTAGCGTAGTTTGTCTCCAACGTATTCGTGGGACTTGTACGGACCGGTGTATTCCATGTGTTTAATCGGATCAAGGAATACCTCTCGTGGGAACTTGATCGTGAAGAATGGTGGGTTTGTTTTTGGGTTGTATTCTGCCAATTCTCCTGTGGTGTAGTTCATAATGAACCCTTGAGTGAACCCAATAGCGTCAATGTCTTGTTTTGAGAGAATCTCCTTAGCCATCTTTGACACATCTCCTGCGTAGAGATCGTCTGACGGTTGAATCGTCATTAAGACTTCCTGTGCGTCTCCTATTACGTTTATGAGTTCGTGAGTTGAGTAGTGCAGTGCTTCTGCGAGTCTGTTGTGTGCTATATCATCTGGGTACTTGTCGTCCCAGAAGCATACTCCTCCATAAGTGAAGACCGTCTTGAACTCTGGAATCATGTCTAGGTATTCCTTGAGTGCTTCAACTTGTTTGTCTCCCCTATCCTCTCGTCTCCACGAAACCCACAAGATGATCTCTTCTGACTGTTTCTGTAGAGCTGGGACAACAAACTGTTTGAACACGGCAATACGGTTGCGTAGCCAGCGTCCACCCCTGTGTCCTCCGTAGTTTCCCAAGCCTGTAAATGGTGTATAAAATAAGTGCTTCATATCTGTGCGGTAATAATGCTTCTAAACTCTGTATTCTTATCTGTTCCAGGCCACAACTGTGTTGGAATGTGCTGAACGTGTACGTTGTAGAATCCCTCGCTTTCTAGTAGTTTCTTGTAGTCGTAGACGTGATACCCACCAAGACGTGCAATAGTTCGCTTCCAAAGCGATGGAGAATGAAACTCACACAGGAGAACGTACCGTCTTCCTATTCTTTTCATCTCACGAAGATATGAGCGTATCTGTAGTGGTCCAACGTAGATAAGCGCCATGTCAGAGAGAACTGCGTCTACGGCCTTGTCTGAGAGCATTGTGTCGTTTCCTTTGTCAACATAGAATCTTCCTCCTTTGAATGTTTCTTGAGCTAGTTTGATAGCGTCCTTGTTCACATCACACCCTCCGAGTTGCATATTCGGAATATCTTTAACTATCTTCATGAGGTTTGCACCGGGGCCACAACCGATTTCAAAGAGCGATTTGATTCCTGCACTTTTAATCATCGCAACGATAATGCTTCTGTGTGGGTGATTCCACGTTGCAAGGTATGAAGTGTTCCAGTCTATCTCTCGCTTCTGCCAGTATTCAGTATGCTTATTTGTGCTTTTTAACATTCCAAGGATATGCGTTGAGAGTTTGTAAATAGTATTCACGGGCACCGTCGTTGTGTTGTGTTCGCTTTGGTATCTTCTTGAGAAGCCATAAGAGCCGTTGGGTGTCTTTCTCGTAGGAGTCAACCATTGGTGTGTGAATGTTGGTGATAGGATACTGTCCCCAGAGAACAGACTTAGCCGTAACCTCTGAGAAGCCGTCATGTTCAAGTGTTCTGAGTCCACATTGCATTTTCTTGATCTCATCGTTCATTTGCTCTTTTGGCACACGTCCGTGGACAATGACGTTTGAGTGTTTTGTTGTCCATGTGGCACCGTAAAGATGAAACTCTATCTCTGGAAGTAATCCTGCAATGTCTTCTACAACACCAAAGCCATACTCAATCTGTCGTCCTTCGTTTGCTGAACAGTACACTTTGTTTCCTTGTACAAACTCAACGTCATATTCTTCAACCTTTCCGAGGAAGGATGGAATGACAATTGCTCGTATACCTTCACACGAAAGCTGGTAACGCTCTTCTTCGTTCTCAACGTAGTTTTCACAGTTTGAATCTATCCAGTGCGCTAGTGCCTTTGGGTCAATGCGTATATGTCCTTCAGTATCAAGCCAGTAACCACCTCTGAAGTGTTTAATATCTGAACCTGCCCAGAGAATTGCCTTGCGCCCTTTGTGTCGCCATAGTGATATAAAATCAGGTAGTCCGTAGAGTCCAAAGAATACAGTTGGGTCTGTATCGTTTGTGTATGGAATTGTCCCCCACACATTCTCTGGTGTGTCTTCTAGTGCTCCGAGCGATGGTGCGTATTTACACTGCCACTTTTGCATAGTTTAAGAATTGAACGAGTAATTTATGTGGTCTGTCTTTACTGTTTTGATACTCCGGGTGAAACTGACAGGTGATGAAGTTGTCCTCCTTTTTCCACAAATCTCTAAAACCCGCCACGACTTCGTAGTTGTTCCAATAACTTTCGTATTCAGTATCTAGACGACCTGGTTGTGTTGGATATAATCCAACTTTTAGGTTTTGCAGTCTCTTCACAACAAAGGTTCCTTTTTCAGAAAACTCTTCACTTGTAGCGTCCTCAATGCCGAGCACATTCCGTGCGTATTCAATGGCCGCAAGCTGGTGTCCGAAACAGATTCCGAGAAAAGGCAAGTGCTGTTCCCTCGCTGTTTGAATCTCTGCGAGTAAGCTGTCAACGTCGTGTGGAGAGTGTGTACCACAGACTACTAATCCTTTGTAGGACTCGTATTTTGGGTCTATCTCCTCTAGCGCTTTGCGTACAGAGGTTGAGAAATCGTTGAGTATCTTCATTTGCGTAAGTATTTACGTCTTGTGCTTGGCGTTGTGGTTTTTACTTGGCTTTTTGGTTCAAACTTTGTTTCTTTTCCTAGATCCTTTATAGATAGCGTTTCTTCTTTCTTTTGTGGTCTCCTCCCGAAGAGTTGAACTGTGACGTTTCCGTATGTGGCAATCCCTGTGTCTGTGAAGTCTTGAGTAAGGTTCTTGTTATGTGCTGGGGATAGTTGCCATGCCTTAACCATGTTGTCTGAGTTGCTGAACTTACGAGCAAGGTTCTCTCCAATAAGATCAAAGTCTTGTACGTTGTTTATATACGAAATTGCGTGTTTTCCGTTTACGTCGTGGGACCAGATTTTTGAGTCATACATATCTTTTGCCCTTGCAAGCGCCGCGTCTGCAAGTCTGTTGTCCCACATAAGCACAGAGAGCCCTTGCTTCTCTCGTAACTTGTTTACCTTCTGATATGTCTTTTCAGGTGAAATTGCCATGTTTGCGAATAAAGCGAATAAGAGAACTGATGAAGCTAAATAGTTTTTCATCTGTTTTGAAGTCTGTGTATGGTCGTGGTGTATATTTGAGTACCCTCTCCTCAATGCCGAGCTTTGGGTAAACTGGGTTTGTAGTGAGCTGTTCCATTGCTTCTTCTCGTGTCATCTGACCTGATACAATGAGCGATGAATAGTGAGCTTTTCGTTTGTCTATGCCGAACTTTTCATAGAGGTAGAAGTTTTGAAACCACCATGTAAAGAATGACTCTTGGTGTTTGTCTCCATACTCCTGGTATCCGTATTTCTCCTTGAGTAGTTTGATAGCTTCGCTTCTGTTGTATGGAATATAGTCGAGGAAGTTGAGAACCTTGATACCCTTCACCCACTTGTACCAATTCCATTTGAGGAGTCCGCATACTGGTAAACCGGTGAGCTTCTTGTGAAAAGTCTTTTTGTATACGTCCTTGATGTGAACAAGGTCTCGTGGCTGGTATCCCCATGACTCAGGCATAATACTTTCTGTTTCTGAGTTTCCTCCACCGAGAACATATTTGATTCCATACTTGTCCGCCATTTCGTAGGTTGTGGCGAGGAGAATATGATCCGTTGGGATTTCTATATTCTTCTGTCCCTGCTTCATGAACGCCGCCTGTAACTCTCGAAACTTTGGTATGTCAATCGTGTAGCGATAGAACGGAACCTTGAGCGTCTCTACCATTCTCAGTATGTTCTCATCTGCTTTTGGGTCGTTCCACCCGTTGTCTACAGAGAAGCAGAGTGGTCGTAGTCCCATCTCTACTGCTTTGTGAAGGACAAACGATGAGTCAACTCCTCCTGACAGTCCGATAAGAACGTCGTACTTTCCTTTTGATTTGAGATTTGGTAGTACCAAGCTCTTGTTCTCTTCGAGCGATTTAAGTGCTTGTGTGCAGAAATTACAGCCTTCATCCATAAAGACAATCTCTGGAGCTGTAGAATCCATTACACAGCGCTTACAGACTTTGAAAGTATCGTTTGATGGTGTCGCAGACATAGTGAATATCGTCCTCGGTGAGTGTCGGCCAGATAGGCAATCTGACATTCGTTGCGGTGAATCGGTTTGTGTTAAAGAGCGTTTCGTCTGACCATGCACCGTGATTTGGTTTGAGCCCCGCTTCAATTTGTTTAATGTTTGGAAGTACCTCTACACCGTTCTCATTAAGAAAGCGTACAAACGCTGGTCTTGTTTGAACCTGAACGACATACTCTTGATATACTCGTCCATCTTGTGGTGTTGGGAGCGTGAGTCCGTCAATTCCTTTAAGTTCTGTATCGTAAATCTCAGCAAATCTTTTTCGTGTGTCTTGTAAATCCTTGATTTCTTTGAGGCGTACATTGAGCGTTGCTGCGTGAAGGTTATCAAGTCGTGAGTTCCACCCTCGTTTAACTTCTCCTTTCTCTCCAACGTCCATACCTGTCTGGGACACGTTGCCGTGATTACGGAGTAGACGTAGTTTGCGAGCGAGTTCTGGGTCGCTTGTTACAATTCCACCCCCATCTCCCGCACAGCCGAGAATCTTGAATGGATAAAATGAGTAACACGCAAGATCTCCTGTAAGCTTTGATGCTCCGAACGCCTGAGCAGAGTCTTCAATAACCCACAAGTCATATTGTTTGGCGAGTTCGTTTATCGTAGCCATTGCACACACCTTTCCTGTGAGGTGAACCGGTAGAATAGCCTTTGTCTTATCGGTAATCTTTTCCTCAATTTTGAAAACATCCATCAACTCGTCATTTCCAACATCTACAAAAACAGGTGTAGCACCAACACGTTCGATCGCTTGGAGCGTTGCCATAAATGTGTGCGACACCGTAATGACCTCATCGCCTTTTCCAATACCACACGCTTCAAGTGCGAGAAGTAGTGCGTCAGAGCCACTGTTTACACCAACTGCATAGTCAGCACCAGCAATAACCGAAAGAGATTTTTCAAACTGTTCAACATCATCTCTTAAAAGCAACTGTCCTTCTGTGTTAATCTTTTCCCACACAGCGTCTAGTTCCTTCTTTTGTTTTGCATACGAAGCCCCCCAATCAACAAACTTTACTTTTCTCATTGTTTTTCTGTTACTTCTAAAAATCTACCGCGTTTTATTGTTGTCTCTGTCTTTGGGTCGTGGAGTCGTTCAAACACTTTCTCTGCCCCACGATTGCCTGTGATGACGATAGGAACATCCTTTCCTGACATTTTCACGACAAGCTTTGCGAGGTCGTAGATACGAACAGGGTCTCCCATGTCCAGTAAGTACACTCCCTCCTTTCGTGTTGCCGCTTCCAAAATAAGTTCAACCGCTTCATAGATACCCATGAAGTATCTCTGCATATCTTTCGTCGTAACCGTGACCGGTTTCCCTTCCGCAATTTGCTTGTTCCAAATTGGTATGACAGAGCCTCGTGAGTTCATGACGTTTCCAAAACGAACAACAACAAACTTTGTTTTACCAAGTTCACCGAATGCCTTGCACAACTTCTCACCGTACTTCTTAGTGAGACCCATAATAGAAACTGGGTCTGCTGCTTTGTCGCTTGATATAAAAACAAATCTCTTAACCTTGTTTTGTACCGAAGTTGTCGCAATGTTGATAAGCCCACCGATATTTGTTTTGATTGCTTCGATAGGGTGGTCTTCCATCAACGGAACGTGTTTATATGCCGCAACATGAAAAACAATGGTAGGTTTGAATGTTTTGAAAACGTATTGTATACGCTCCTCATCTCTAATTGACGCAATCACAGCATCAACACCCTTAAGCTCTTGTTGGATTTCAAATATACCCGTCTCATTGTTGTCTAAAAGCACCAGCTTCTTTGGGTTTTGTTCGTAAATCTTCTTTGCTAGCGCTGAACCAATAGATCCAGACGCTCCAGTTATAAGTACAACTTCATTCTTCATAATCGGATATAAAATGGCTTCTCTGATAGGTATGTTTCTCTTACTGTGTCTGCAACGTCTTTGAAGTCTGGTGTTACAAAAGGAAGTCCAATGTTTGTACAAAAATCTAAGTCCTCGTCTGGATGAACAAGATTGTGACTAAAACCTAAAAACTTATACGCCTCACTTCCTGACACACCGATGAGTTTTACGTTCGCTTTGTGGCACACAACACCGTTGCGAACCATCTCTGCTGGACGAAAGAGAACGAAGTTAATCATCGAGTAGACATACGGCTTCATTCCTGAAAGCGCCATGCCCGTTGCAATCATTACTGCGCTTTGTTCTGTTACTCCGAGGTTTATATATCGTTCAGGAAACTTCTTTTGAAATCTGTCGGCGTGTTTGAACCCAACATCAGGAATTATCAAAACTATTTTGTCGTCTTTCTCGGCAAGTTCTATCAGCGTGTCGATAAATGGTGTTCGTTTATCCATTGAGTTCTTTGAGGGCCGACTTGTAATGTTCGTCGTCGATGTGCCAGTAGTGCCACAAATTGTCGTTCTCCATGAACGACACGCCTTTTCCTTTTACCGTTTCTGCAAGAATAACTGTTGGCTCGATACTGAATTGAGAGTCGTTGAGTGCGGTTTCAATAAGTCCGTAATCGTGTCCGTCAACGCGTAGGGAGTTCCACTCTTGGTAAGGAAAGTAGGATTTCAACACGTCGTCAGTCTTTCCCATTGCTTGATAGCCGTTCTGGTCAACGACAACAACAAGGTTGTCGAGTTTGTGGTGTGCTGCGATAAGTGATGACTCCCACGTTGTGCCGATATTCAACTCACCATCAGACATGAGAACGTAAACGGTTCCATCTTCCTTCTTGAGTTTCTTTGCCATCGCGATACCAACAGCACCAGGAAGTCCTAGCCCCATACTCCCACCAGCAATGATTATTTCTGGGATAATCGGCTCGGCTAAGCCAATAAAATCAGAACCCTCCATACAATAGGAGTCGAGTTGTTCTTTTGAAATACGCCCACGTTTCCACAAGAAGTAGTAGAGCGTCGCCGCCTTCCACCCAGCAGAGAGAACAAAAACGTCTTTCTCAAAATCTATTCTGTCAAAGAGCACTGTCATTAAGTCAACACATGAAAAGTTACTTCCTATGTGTGATGTTTGCGCTGTATGAATGAGACCGAGAATCTTTTTCCGTGCCTCTGTTGCGACTTGTTTGTATGTTGTCATTCCGATCTGGTGTGGTGGGAGGTGAAACATTTTCCTAGTCGACTCGTGTTTCGCCGAGTGGTTCTAGTCGTATACGTTAAGAGCATCTCCCACCGCGTCAGATAAGTAACAGGGACGACATGGTTATTCGTCCCTGGGTGGAGGTTCAGCGTTTGAACTGGGTTCGTCCGTCAGCCCACCTTCCGTAGAAGATGATGACCTGCTTCTCGATGCGAACCTCGATGCGTGCCCACACGTTGTCTGGTAGCGTGATGAACACCACGATACCTTTCTCGTAGTCGGCACGGATGTCGTTGATGAAGACGTAGAACTCGGCATCGCTTGGGTAGGTGTAGTTCGCCTCGCACTTGACGTGCGGGTAGGTGAACGCGTGGCAGTCTATCTTCGGCGGTGGTCGTTGAGCGAACAGTGGTGCGACACACCCTGCGAGGATGAGTACCCACAGCAGGACTTGTGCCCAGCGCGGGGAATCGTACGCTTTGTCCACGGCTTTCTCCTTGGCTTCTTGGTTCGTTTCTTGAAGTGTTTAGTGCTACGACTCACTCGTTCCTCCTTTCTTATGGAGACTGAGCAGAGTAGTCAACCGAGGTGCGGACACTGAGAAGCTCGGTAAGTGACTGAACGAAGATTGACTCCATGTAGTACGCCACACTCTCCGAGCCATCAACGTCGTTCGTATCAACGCCGAGGTCGCAGAGAATCGTGGTGGCGATGTGGAACGCCTCGTGAGCCAACGTGCCGATGTCGTTCGGCGTGTTGTTGAACTGCACAGTCCACAGGTAGTAAATGCGGGTCTTCACCCCCTCGTACTTTGAGGGAGCTTTGAACCACACCATCTGACCACACGCGTCTTTGGCGATTCTTTTCGCCGAGTGCTTGCCCCACTTCTCAGTGAGATGAGCAATCAGTTCTGCTCGTGAACCAACGAATAGATGAATCTGTCGGTTGTACACAGAGTCATTGAGAGTTGAGTGGAGCACATGTCACCTCACAATCGTCTGAATCAGAAGATAGATGAGGGTAACGATGACACCAGCGATGACACGACCGACAATCTGTCGGCCCTCTGCCTTCAGGAATTGTCGGATCATTTGAACCTCCTAAATTGTAAAGGAACAGGCTAACCACACGGGTGCCCATTCCGTTTGCTGTTGTATATTATAACACTCTTTTGACTTTTACCCTAAAAAGTTGTTGTGTTTACCACATTATTTTACTTGACGCAATAGTAATAAAAGTGATATAATACTAGTAAGTCCGTAGGGAATGTAATTACGACATCGCTCTCGGCCTATAGAACAGTTTGCAAACACGGCGTCTCCGAGAAATCGGGGGCGCTTTGCGTATAAGAAAGGGGCGTACCGAAATACGCCCCGGACAGGTTACGAAAAGAGAATCGGGCGGTAGTCGATGATTTCGTTCCACCGCTTGTTGATAAGGAAGTACGTCTGGGACGGTGGTTCGAACGGGAACCCTTCGTCGTGAGCGTAGGCCGTGTAGCCAATCATCGAGCCGTTGCAGATGAAGTTGGGACCCATTTGCTTCTGGTGGTGATGTCCGAAGACGTCGTACATAGCACGCTTGCCGATGTTGGCTCGCATGATGTACTTCGTTGCGGGAATCGTCAGACCTCCGACACCTCCTTGGAAGCGGATACGGTGACCGTGATGCAGTCGCAACGTGACGCCGTATACGTCGAGGTACGAAGTGTACGCCTTCGAGATGAGGAACTTGACCCGATCATTGTCCTTGTACCGTTGAGCCAAGAACGCATACACCATGTACTCCAAACTGTTGCCCGACTCGTTGTCGCCGTGAGCCGGCTTCTTCGTGATCCGTGAATGGTTGCCCATGTGACACGGAATGACGAGGTTGAGGTCGCTGTTGTCCAACAGGAAGTCGATGCCGGAGGCAAGGATTCCCATTGCCTCATACGCCGCAACCGTTGGCTCAAGCGAGCAGTTGCCGGGCATACCCCGATTGAGGTCGAGGTTGCCGGTGATGAAGTCGCCGAGAAATGCGAGCACCATCGTGGGTACTGGCGTGTTCTTCGCTTCGAGGTTGCGCAGATGGAGAGCCACCTTGAAAAACTGTGTGGCTCGTTCCTTTGCGATGGCGAGTGAATACTCGTTGAGGTCGTTTACCTCGCTAGAGCGAACGGTCTCCTCGATGTGCCAGTCAGACGCCACGACAACACACGTTGCCTCGCCACCACCACCTGTGAGAATCGGGGTAATGGCGAACGTCTTGGGCGGAGTTGCGAGCGAGATGATTGCCTCGTTCTCCACGTTGAGACGGGTGATTTCTTCCTGGAGTGCACGGTACTTCTGGTCGGACTCCTTCTTGGACTCCTTGAGACGGCGCTCCTTGAGGTCGAACTTGACGCGTTCGTCTGCGGAGATGGGTTCCTTACCCTCTTCCTTCAGACCGAGCGTCTTGGCGTACTGCTTGACGGTACGCGGTTCAACCTTCAACTTCTGTGCGATTCCGTCCACACCGTCAGACCAGTGAGCCTGAGTGTAGATTCGGAAGCAAGGTGTACAACGCGAACGTGGCACCCCTTTTCCTGCGTAGGACGGATGCTGTTCGCATTTCATATCGTTCTCCTTTCGTGAAGTTCTGGTGGGTATTTTACTCTTTTGTTTGTGTGCTTTCATTTTTGAGTTGTTTGTAAAACGTATTTAGAGAATTGCAATTGTGATAATAAAAAAACGCTGAAATCAGCGCCCATTCCGATATTAAATTGAAGGCGTTATCTCATAACTCCTTTGTTTTCTGTATGTAGTATTTCTCCACGTCCTCTACTTCTTCTCGTGTCCACTTTTTAGGAACGCGGTACCACTCGTTGATATTTTCCAAGATGTTGTCTCCCCACGTTTTGCGGAGAAACAGCGCCATCTCTACAGGTTGGCCGTTTCTAAATCTGTTACAACCCGTACACTGCGCACCAAAGTTCTCCTCCCTGAACCACAATTCGTTTCCACCGAGGAGTCCATTTCGTTCGGAGTTTCGCTGGTAGTGTCCACAGTCCAAATCTTCTAGCGAATGAGGTGATCCGCAGGTTACACATCTCTTGTCCCGCTTTCTGATGTAAATTGACAATGCCTTCCACGCTTTCGTTTTGAGTCCTTTTATTGAAATCATTTAGTTTCGTATGTATCCCAATGCTTCTGGGTCTGGTAATGGTACTTGTGTCATAGCACAAATCTTTTCAAGATATTCTCCGAACTCGACCTTGCTTAGTTCGGTTGTTGATTTATTTATAGTGAGTTCGTGTTCTCCTTGTTTGCCGTGAATCGTAATGAGTTTTTTGGGTAGGAGGTTTGCTTTGAAATACTCGTGTAGGTATTCTGCGGGGTTTCCTGTTTCTTGTTCGATAATTCCTAAATACACCCAGTAAAAGTTGTTCTGCGTCATTGTCCGCTTTGACTCTTCTTTCTGTAGGATAAGTTGTTTGCCCTCTTGTGCAATAAGGTAATCGTGGAGTCGTGCTTTGTTGTAGTCGCTTCCGAAGTCTAACTCTCCGTTTACTGCCGTGCACCTAAAAGTAATCATGCTTCGTGGATAATGTTCATTCCTAATAACAGTGCGGTTTCGTATTCTTCTTGTGCTCCCTCTGAACTCTCCCACCCTTTCATTAAATAAATCGTGTCGGGTTTATTGTCGTGAATCCATTTCAAATCAAAGGCGAGGTATTGGGCATGGGTGAGTCCTGGGCGTTCACCTTCGCACGGGTTGTATACTTTCAAACCAAGTTTGCGGAGTTCGTCTGCTTTTTTATAAAAACGGAGAATGTTCTGTTGTTGTTCCACTTCTTTTGAAGCGGTTATCTTTCCTGCGAGGTAGATCATTTGTTTTTTTCTGCGTCTAGTTCACGTTGTAGGAGGGCGAGTCCACGCCAAGCGACTTTTGCCGAGTGCCTTAAACCGTCAGTGTCTAGTGTTCCGGCTTCTAGTAAATGGCGTATTAGAGCGTCTGCCTCGTCTTTTGATTTTGATTTGTCCCAGTGGAGTGGTTGTCCTGGATTGTGTTGGCTATTCCCTACATACGAAACGTGGGCCACTTCCATCAAAGCGTCAGGAAAGTAGCGTAATACGCCTGAAAAAACTGGTCTTTGTTTGCGATCTTCTGCTTTCATACTCTAGTTAGAAAGAATTATTGTACAAGGCACGACCTTCCTCAAATAATGTTTTGGTTCTTTACGTGTGAAATACTCTCCGTAGGTTGTCGGTGCTTTTGCGTAGTCGCTAACCGTTATCCACGCTTTCACCTTCTTCTCTTTCTTTTTGGGTGATTTCATAGAATGATTATGGTTGTCCGTTTATAAGATGCTTGCGAAGATGAAAGTAACCACTGTCTGTTTCAAAGGTGTCGGTATCATCTCCTAGGTATACTTCATCGCAACACCTATATTTGACCCCTTCAATGTCTGGCGGAAATGGCGGTTTTCCATCTGGCGTTGTACATTCTTCTTTCATACCTTTGTAGGTGGGGTGAGAAGGGAGAGGAGGTCTTCAAGTTGTTCAATCACAAATGTGTGCACATTATCCTTATTTCTCGTAAGTGTCGTGTATTCGCTTGTGGATTTGCCTACACTTATTCCTGTCCACTGTTGTGATAGTTCTTTATGAATTGCAATTTTCTTCTCTATCATCTCCCTCAAATGTGCAATGAGACGAGTGTCGTGTGAGGAGAGCCATAAAGGTAGATTTACTGTGCTGTTGGTAAGTACCATCAAGTCCTCAAACTCCTTTCTCTCACTCTGTAAGAACTCTTGTAATGTTTGGGTCATATTAGTTATTTCTATTTTCCCAATAAAATGTATCTCGTACCATTTTTCCATTTATATCCATCACAACAAGGTTTGGTACTCCCGACCAGTTGTTGAGTGCTTGCCAAAATCTCATTTCTGGATTTTCAAGGCAATACCGAACAAATGAGCCCAACAACTCACTGTTCTTACTCACTTGTTTTACTTCTTTCTTTGTTTTCTTTTTCATAGGGTTAAAAAATCTTTTTTGCTCTTTTAATGAACTCCTTTTTAGTCATTGCATATAATCCATTTTTGTCAACATATACAACATTCTCTCGGTAGCGTGTGAGGATAGTTGCCGATTCTACCACTGTTGTCTTCTTTATTTTCTTATTTGGTTTCTTTATCATAAATTTCTAAGTAGTGGGTAGAACACTATGAATGCAATAAAAAGGTCTAATAGTAATAGCGTGAGTAGGAAATATAGGTTAATTTTTGAGTTCATACCTTTGTAGTGGTGAGTAAGGAGAGGAGTTTTTCTTTTAACCCTAGTACACTTGTTCCAACAGAACTAACCTTGAATGTATGGTTGTGTATTGTTTCCTCCACCATCTCTAGTATCTTGGCGAGAAGGCGTTGGTCGTGGGCGGAGAGCCAGTGTTCTGCAATTTTTCTGTCTATCTTCCATTTACCACTTTCCCCAAGGTGAAGATTCTCAAACTCTCTCCTTTCACTCTCCAAGAATTGTTCAAGTGGCGTGGTCATATAATTTTATAGAATTGTATTTGGCACGAATATAGGTTTATATGAAACCATTGTATTGGCGTTAATTGTACTTTTTTGACACCAAAACCAAGGTGAAGATAATTAGTGATAAGAATACTGAACCATTTAGTATGAATCTCTTTGCTCCAGTTCTTCTTCTCTTGTTCCATATACTTACTTTTTTAGTGCTAACGTTCATCGCCATAGCCAGAGCCATCGCCATAGCCATCGCCATAGCCAGAGCCAGAGCCAGAGCCAGAGCCATCACCATAGCCAGAGCCATAGCCAGAGCCAGAGCCAGAGCCAGAGCCATCGCCATAGCCAGAGCCAGAGCCATCGCCATCACCATAGCCAGAGCCAGAGCCTCGCA